TTAACTATTTCATCACAGATTCTTTCTGGGACTGCTGATTGGAAATACCAATAATAATTTGTTAAGTTCATCTTTCTTATATCTTTCTTATATCAACTATTAAGAAACTGTCAATGTTCCAGAAACTTTAAACACAGCTATTTTATCTCCGCCAGGGTGAGTTGCTGTAAGATTATCTCCTGGAGATACAGATAAGCTTTTACTAGATGGTGCTCTAATTATAACGACTCCAGATCCACCTTGTCCTCCTGTAACGTAACTACCTGAAGGATTATAATAAGTACCTGCTCCACCTCCACCACCTGTATTCGTAGTACCTGGATTTGAACTCGCACCACTAGTACCAGCTCCTCCACCACCTGATCCACCTGAACCATTACTTCCTGGTGCTCTTGAGTCTACTCCACCACCTCCACCACCAGCAAACGCTGTAATAGAAAAAGGCGTTCCTCCGCAATCAATTAAATTAGGTGCCCCTGCACCTCCGTTACCACCTGCACCTGGACTTCCATCAGCACCAACTGCAGTTGCTCCTCCACCACCAGCTCCTCTTCTTTCAGGAACAGGTGCATTAGAAACAGCAGCTCCTCTTCCACCATTATTACCCTCTGGTTTTGTAAATCCTCCAGCGTTTCCTTGTGCAACTTCAGAAGATGGTCTATTATTAGATGTTATTCCACCACCAGAACCACCTCTTTCTACTCTGCCTCCAGAAGTTATTCCAGCGCCACCACCAGATGAAGTAATTAAATTAAATACTGATGGATTTCCTCTTGTGCCCGGAGTATGACCAGGACCCCCTGCTCCACCACCACCGACTGTAATTGCATGAGGCCCGTCTTGTATACCTATTTTAGAAGCTCTTAACGGAGAAGGTCCATAACCAGAAGCTCTATATCCTCCAGCTCCAGCTCCAGCAAGATAACCTGAACCTCCACCACCACCAGCCACAACTAAATAATCTACAAATGTATATGATCCTTTAGATGGTGTAGTAGTTAAATTTCCAGGCCCTCTAAAAGTTGCAACTTCTACAACACTACAAGATACACATATTGCTGATAATATATTTCCACATCCAGAAACTGTTAAACCACCTGTTCCTGTTGGTCCTCTTGCATATAAGACACCTGATCCACCAGTTCCCGCAGTTGCACCACTTAATCTTCCACCTGCTCCACCACCTCCGGTATTAGCTACACCTGGTTGACCATCAATATTATCTTTACCAGAAGATCCACCACCACCAAATCCACCTATACCAGCAGGTTCACCGCCTCCACCACCACCAGCAGCAAATCTACCTCCAAAACCTGTAATATTAATAGACTTACCTGCTCCACCAGGTCCTCCAGTTCCAGAAGATGCATTAGTTCCAACAGCACAAGAACCTCCACCACCTCCTCCTGATCCAGGACTAGATGCATTACCACCAGCATTTCCTTGACCACAAGTTCCAGCTGCTCCATTTGCTGGTGAAGAACATTTACCTCCACCACCACCAGAACCTCCAGTGGCTGCAGCATAACAACCTGCAGATCCTCCTCGACCTCCTCCTGTTGCAGTTACTCCTGCAAAAGTTGAATCGCCTCCAGAAGCTCCTGCAGCACAGGGACTTGGTGTTCTTCCTACTCCACCAGCTCCAATGCTGACAGCGTAAGTTCCTATTTTTAAAGTTAAAGGAGAGGTAGGTGTACAAAAAGATGTAATCAATCCTCCTGCTCCACCTCCACCACCGCTACATCCACCACCGCCACCACCACCGGCTACTAATAAATAATCTACTTCGACATTAGCAAATGGCCATGTTCCTTGAGACTTGGCACTAAATTGACTTTGCATTGACCACACACCACTTGCTTTATTTAATTCTTTTACAACAACTATTCCTGATCCACCTGCTCCTGAAGATGAACATCCGCCTCCACCTCCACCACCGGTATTAGCAGATCCTGAGCCAGCTGCTCCAGATCCAAGTGCTCCAACACCACCGCCACCTGATCCACCAGCTCCACCAGCGGGTGCGGGACCTCCAGAAGTTCCACCACCTCCTCCAGCGTATGTTACGCATGAACCTGTTATATTACTTGCTTTACCAGCACCACCAGCAGCCCCTTGAACTCCAGTGGTATTAGATGCAGCTGCACCAG